CTTTTTTAAAATCATATTTCATCTGCCTACCTCACCAGCCCACTATTTTTCATCACAACCGCCACAGAATCGACAATCGTTCTCAAAAACCGATTTTCCGTCTGTAAGTCGTTTACCTTGTTCCAAAGTTGAATATATTCTTCAACACTGATTTCAACTGTTTCTTTCATTACATAAACCCTGCCTCTCTACGTTGTTTTTTCAAAAATTTATATGCGTCCTTTTGGCTATATCTGAATGTGTTGAGTTTATAAGTTAGATAAAACCCATATCCGATAGCTGTAAAAGCTACTATTGTCATGGCAATAAAGCCGATAATAAATAGTTCTGTCATATTATTCTCCTTAAACCACTAGATGACTTTCTATGTATTCATCTAGTTCCGATTTTTTTATCCGTTTGGTACCATCAATCTGATATAGATTGAGTCCTTCTTTTAGCCATTTCCGAATGGTATTATCGCTCACGCAAGCATGGTAGGCCGCTTTACTTATAGATAGCCAACCTCTACCATCAGATTCGCGTTCCAGGAACTCGGTAAAGGATTCTTTGAATTGGTCCTTGACCACCATCCTGATTCCTGATTCAAATTCTTCACTTAGGATGTTCATTTTCTGTCTCCTTTGTGTTATAATTTAATTGTATTTTTTTTGTAAGCTCCTGACTTCGTCATGGGGCTATTTTTATTAGCTTTTTGCTAATTCATCCAGACTCACATCAAGAGCCTTAGCGATTTTAACAACATTACTAAACATCATATCCTTCTTCTTCCCAGATTTTAGTTCTGCCAACATCGTATAATTGATACCTGCTTTCTTTGCTAAAGCGTAGATAGTCATTCCTCGAATATTAGCGAGTTCTTCAATTTTCTCCCACATTTTCAAAAACACTATATATAGCGCTACATCCGTCTTTAGACTGATATTATTTCTATATATAGACCTTTCTATATATCTTTGTTATTATCAACTTATGGCAATCAGGTAAATAAATTCAACTTTAACTACCAAATCTAGTGATTTCTCCTGTGCGTCAAATGTTAAGGAAAGGAGAAGAAGTATGAGCAAGTTAAGTCCAAAACCAAATAATCAAAAAAAGCTTAAGACTTGGGCAGATTTGGATAATCAATTAAAATTTGCTTTTGACGAACGATTATCAAGTCCGATAACATCTATAAATCCAAAACTCTATGCGATGCCTGTTGAAGAAATAATTCAAGAATTAGAGAAGAGTGGATATACTGTCATTGAGCATGGCGGTTCACTCGTTATAAAGTAGCGCTAACTTCTCTTCAATAGAAGTTATCTGCTTTTGTAAAATTTCTAAACAATCTTTTTTCCAAGCTTTGACTATTTCTGTGGTCGAAGCTTTTTTTCCTTGATACGGATAACGTTTTGGTCTCATCCCCCTTCTCCTTTCTAGTTTGGTTAGGTCCTCTCCCGTGATATAATTGTGGTATCAACAAGAAAAGGAGGCTTAGTGTATGAATGACTTTGAAAGTCTTAAACAAGCTAGTTACAAATTAATTGCTGAGTACATTGAGAAAAATCCAGCTGATGTTGCAACTACCGCTATTATTGATGTCATTGAAAAGTTGTTAGCTGCTAAAGGTATGCAAGTTGATCGACTTGCAACTGAAAAAGCAGCAAAGACACTCAATGATATAGCTGACAAAGCCTCTGAGTAGCTTTATCTAATTCTTGTTCAGCCTTTTCTTGCCTTTTTTGACCTTTGACACGATATGCTGAATAAGCTTTTTCCCAAGCCTTGACTATATCCATAGTTGAGGCTTTTAATTTTCCGCTATACGGATAACGTTTCGGTCTCATGTTTTTCTCCTTTCTAGTTAGTTAGTAAATTTGCTATAATTAAAATAAAAACGATTGGAGAACTGTTATGAAAAAGTATTTTGTTCCTGCGACAAACTGGAAGATGTTTTATCAATCTGTCCGCCCACTGCCAGAGCCATTTAACTCTGCTATGTACTCAGCTATATTTGACCATCTAGCAAGTGTTGCGCAAGACATTTTCCCTAATCTCAAAGACGAAAACATATCGATTATCTTCGCTCCATTTATCGACTGCCCATTGTCTTTTCCAGAAGACCATTTGATTTTCTTACACTTACAAGAAATCAATGAGCATTCTCAAGTTATTTACCAGTTAGGTCACGAGCTATTACACGCTTACTATAAATCACCTTCTAATACACCAATGTTTTGGCTTGAAGAAGTCTTATGTGAGGTAGCTTCTCACCTTTTTCTTCAAGGTTTTGCTCAAGAGTGGTCTAAATCTGCAAATTCGATAATTAAATCTTTCACAGACTTCACGCTTGAGTACAGCGAATTACAGCTTCAAGAAAGTGAACCTGTAAATCTAAAACAATTACCTTTGGACTACTTAAAAGATAATCCCACAGGAAATCGTAAGATAAACACTTACATAGCTGCCATTATGCTTCCCATATTCCAAGGCAGGCCAGACTTTTTAGCAGAGTGTCGTAAACTGTCAGAACTCTATGTAGTCGCTGACTTGAATACTTTTTTCGACAAGGCTTATAGCCATATTTCGCCCGAATATCATCTAGAGCTAAAGAAATTAGAAACGTTGTTTATCTAACGCCTTCTATCCCTTGAGGAGCATTTGACTGGACCTTGACACCGTCAAGGTCATTATCAGAGATACCCCTTCCTTTCGAAAGTGCATCATTAATCAATGCTAGAACTTCTTTCTTATCCGTTTCTGTAAGATGTGGATATAACTGTTCTCCAAGTCTATCCACCCTTTCAGCAATATATGTCACAGTCCTCAGTATTTCATTGAGGGCTGTTCTTTCTAATTCATTCATCCCCTTCTCCTTTCTATAAATAGCAGAGCTGTACCGCCCTACTCCTCTCTCAACTTCTCCGCCAGCACCAACCGCACATAAGCCGCCATCGACAGCCCCAGACGCTGGCACTCCACCCCCAACCGCTTCTTCATCTCAACCGACAAAGACACATGTATAGACGTCATGGTCACCCCTCCTTCCACCTGTTAGTTAAAGTTCTTGAAGAAGTCAAGAACTTTTTATACAATACTTGTATAAAGTTTGACCAAAGACTGACCATTGGGGAAATAGCAGAGCTGTTATCTCTATTTGAGATATTTTACCTTAAAATAATAATCTCATACCGAGATATTATCAACTAAAGAATAAGTCAGTTTCTGACATTCCAAATTCTTTTGAGATGATAGCCATCTCATAATCTTGAAACGGGAACTGACCTTTTTCTTTCAACTCATACTGCCGACGATTTTTCAGACCAATCAAATCAGCCATATACAGAGTTGTTAGCTCACGCTTTTTCCGCTCTTCTCTTAATCTTTTTTTAGGAAGTAAAAATCGTGAACGTACTTTTTCTTTATTTGTCAATAACCCTCACTCCTTTCTATGTAAATAGACCAATCAGCCACCAAATCAAGCCAACCAGCCCGACCAGTGCCAACAGATTAAGCAACAATCCACCCTTGATAGAGATAGTCGTCTTTGCCCTGCCATCCTGACTGACAAAGGTCTTTTCATAACTACCAAAGAGAATTTTTTTCCAACTCATAAGATACTCCTTGCAGGAAGTACAGCCAATTGCTATAATAGACCTACACCCTCCTAAGAGGGAGGGGCTTTCGCCCCTGCACTGACTACCAGTCAATGCTGTAGTGGAATTTAAGTCTAAACCCTAGGAAATGAATTTCGAAGTCGATTTCCCAGTGCTTAGGCTTTTTTTCGTGTCTTGCCATTGGCTGTACCTCCTGATTTTTTAGTTTTGGTGGGGTTAATTCCTTAACCTTGACTATATTATATCTCATTATGTGATATTTGTCAATAACTTTTTATCACTTTTTGAGATTTTTTTGTTTATTTTTTTATCTCATTGCGTTATAATATAGTAAAAAGGAGCAAGAACAATGAAAAACATACTTGGTAATTCCATTAGAGAATTAAGAAAATCCAAAAAAATGACGCAAGTTGAACTTGCTAAAAAAACTGGTTATAAACAAAATACGATTTCAAATCATGAAAACGGAAATAGGCAATTAGATGAGCAGGACATTTTAAAATATGCCAAAGCTCTTGAAGTTGAACCTCAAGTATTGTTCGACTTATCAAGAACCCCCACGACAGCCCCTAACGGCCTCATAGAGCAGATTTCAGACAAGGTGGTACAATTAACCGAACCAAACCAGAAAAGCGTGCTACGCTACTCTAGCGAACTTCTAGATAAACAAAATACAGTAGCATACAGTAAGAATACAGTAAACGAACTGCAAGCCACCTACCACACCTACAACTACTACGACCAACCCGCTTCCGCTGGCACAGGTCAATATCTGAATGATGTAAAAGTTGAGACTATCGAATTACCTATTGAAGTGGACGCCGACTTCGTTGTCCCTATCTACGGAGACTCCATGGAACCAGAATACCACTCAGGCGATTATATATTCGTCAAACTATCTGTAGACCTATCTGACGGCGACATCGGAGTGTTTGCCTATAACGGCGACGCCTATATCAAACAACTCCGTATCACAGACCAAGGCGCCTATCTTCACAGCCTGAACCCAGACTATGACGACATCCCAATCACAGCAGACACCGACTTCCGAACTATCGGTCAAGTCGTGGAGGTGTATAGGGAGAGGTAAATACAATCTAAAATAGAAAAGTATCTTTTTAGGATCATTTTCGTTTGACAAATATTCGCTAATGCTTTATCATATACTTATGATTAAGACTTAGCAACGCTTGCACCCTGCAGCGTACCAGTGCTAAGTCGTTTTTTGTTTTATAAGGAGCAACCATGAAGCAAGGTAAGACAATTGATGAACAACTAAGTCAATTGAAAGAGCGCGGGTTAGATATACCGGACTATCAGAAAGCTTATAGAACCCTTCAAAATGTCAATTATTATACAATTACGGGCTATCTATTTCCTTTTAAAGATAAGGATACGGGACACTATCACCCTGGTACATCCGTAGAATTAGCTATCACACGCTATTACTTCGATAGTGAGATGAGAACGATTTTGATGTCCCTCATATCTGAAGCAGAGGAAATGCTAAAAACACGCATAGCATACAATATCGCAGTTCATCACAAAGACGACCCACTTATTTATACAGATGTTAACTATTGGAAATCATCAAAAGATCATCAACGCTTCATGACCGACTTCCAAAAAAGCATTGCCAATAATAGTGAAGTATTATTTGTCAAGCACCATATCAATAAGTACCGAGGACAATTTCCAATCTGGGTAGCTGTCAATTTACTGACACTCGGAAATCTCAAATATCTCTATAAAAATATCCCTAGCAGAGACAGGAAAAATATCAGCAGAGAGCTGAATCTCTCCCCTGGTACTTTGGATAGCTGGATTGATAACCTAAGAATACTAAGAAATAAAATTGCTCATAACATGAGACTCTATGGAGTTTCATTCATCAATACCCCTCGCTGGGAAAAGCACCACACAAAACGTCACAATACAAATAAACTGTTTGTTCATGTTTTGATGCTAAGAAACCTCTTAGAAGAATCCCCAGCTTGGGAAACAAATAGAGCTAAATTAGTTGAGATTATGAATAGATACAGCGATAAGATTCAACCAATTGACCTAGGTTTTCCGGATAATTGGCTTGATTTGCTTAACTAACAAAAAAATCCCTACACTTCTCCGCCGGCAAGCTTGAGTGTAGGGGAATTCCGTATAAGAAATCGCCATTAAATGGGCAGTTTTCTTATACCCATTTTAACAGAAAATGAGGTAAATGACAATGATTGGTCAATATAAAAAAGGTGATACTACTGCTTATTATTTCAAAGCCTACCACGGTTTAGATCCATTAACTGGGAAAAAGATTATTACCAAACGGCGAGGATTCAAAACCGAACGTGAAGCAAGGCTTGCTGAAGCAAAATGCCTGACTGAATATGAAAAGAAGACCTTCCGTTCCAGGAACGTCACTACCACTTTCCGACAAGTCTATGAAGTTTGGAAGGAACATTACAAGAACACTGTCAAAGAGTCCACATTTGTTAGTCAGATAGACAAGGCAGATAGGCTCATCCTTCCTACTTTCGGAGATAAAGCCGTTAATAAGATTACTCTCACAATGTGTCAATCTCAGGTCAATAAATGGGCTGATGAATACAAACGATTTTCCGGAATCATCAGCATCGCAAACCAAATCTTTGATTATGCTATCTCGATGGAGCTAATCGAAAGCAATCCAATGAGAAAAACACTAAAACCAAAACGGCAAAAAAAGGATAAGGATGAACTGGAGCAATTCTACAATAAAGATGAGCTAAGAGAGTTCTTTTCGATTGTAGAAAAGATGGCAGACCCAGAGATGTTGACTTTCTTTCGTCTGCTAGCCTTCACTGGAATGAGAAAAAACGAAGTCGGTGCATTAAGTTGGTCCGATATAGACTTAAAGACTGCACAATTAAAAGTCAATAAAACGCTCGCTAAGGGCGAAAATAACAAAACGATATTCCAGACCCCAAAAACAAAAAAGAGTGCCAGGACAATCTCTCTGGACCCTCAAACTGTAGAAATTTTAAAAGCGTGGAAAAAATACAGCACAAAAGGTCTGCTCTTCAAGAACGAGGACGGCGATCCAAAAAGTATCGTCCATGTCAATAACATGCTCAATCGTGTTTGGAGGAAACACCCAGACTTCAAACGCATCACACCTCACGGTTTCCGCCACACCCACTGCTCCCTACTCTTTGAAGCTGGTGCTACCATCAAAGAGGTCCAAGAAAGACTTGGACATGAAAACATCCAAACAACCATGGACATCTATGCCCATGTCACTCAAAAAGCAAAGAATGAAGTTGCCGACAAGTTTGCTTCCTACATTGGTTTTTAGAATATGGGTACCAAAATGGGTACCAAAACAAAAAAACAGGCCTTCCGAAATCTCGGAAAGCCTATTGTTAAGCCATTTTCAGACTTATTTTGCGATTGGGTAAACAGATACTTGTT